CATCCAATACTGCGCCGGATATGTAACCAAGAAAATTACTCGTAAAGGAGATGGCCTTGAAAAAGAGTTCGCCCTTATGTCTCGACGCCCAGGACTTGGAGCCGGAGCTGTTGCTGCGATTTCACGAGCTTTGCAAGGAGTTCCCGGAGATAGCCTTAGAGCCGGAACGGGGAAGACCTTACACATTGAGGGTAAGGAGTATGCTCTTGGACGGTTCCTTCTGGACAAGCTCCGTCGAGTCTCTGACGTGGATACGAGCATTGATGATTACGAGGAGTCTCTTAGGGAGTCTTTCCGAGAGTCAAAACGGCAAAATGTGCCTTTCCTTACATATCTCGTTGAGTCGGACGCCCAAAGGTTCCGGAATCTAGAATCCAAACAGAAGCTTTTTAATAGAAGGTCAGATTTATGAGAAAACGCTCTACTTTTGACATGTCGCATATCAACTCCACCTCTATGAAGATGGGTTATATTGTGCCTGTGATGTATCAGGAATGCTTGCCCGGCGATACTTGGCAATTTGATTCCAAGTTTTTTGTCCGTGTGGCTCCCCTCGTGGCTCCTGTGATGCATTGACTCTTTCACTTTTTTTGTCCCGTGGCGTATCCTCTGGGATAACTGGGAGGATTTTATTACTGGTGGCCCGGATGGCATGAACGCCTCTGTTCCCCCTACCATTTCTATCAAGCCCGAAGTCGGCACACTCGCGGATTATCTTGGCCTTCCCCTTGCCAAGAATGCTATTTCTGTTTCCGCCCTTCCCTTCCGTGCCTACGCCATGATTTGGAACCATTTCTTCCGCGACCAGAGATTACAGGAGGAATTGCCCATTTCCCTTGATGGCCCGGATACTACCACTTCAACCGCCCTTCAGTCTGCGGCTTGGCAGAAAGACTATTTCACAACCGCCAGTCCTGAACCTCAGCTTGGCCCGGCGGTGTCTGTTCCCGTCAACTCTGTCGAGGCGTCCTCGAATTCGCCTACGTTCCAGCTCTACGCGCGGTCTGTCAGTAATCCCTCTACAATAAAAGGGCCGTATACTGTCGGCACCAGCAATTCCAATCCCTCCGACCTGCCAAACAGCTATAATTATGTTGGCCTGAATTCCCCGGAACAGATCGTTCCCGCTGGCGAAATCTGGGAAACCTTGCCCGCCTTCGGCAATAATCCGTTTACGGTTGATATATCTCAACTCCGCGAGGCCCTTGCTCTCCAGAGATGGGAAGAAAAGCGGATGCTCTTCGGTGCCCGCTATGAAGACCTCCTTCATTTTTGGGGCCTTCGCACTCAGGACGCCCGGCTCCAGCAACCGGAGTTCGTCGCTTCCAAGCATGGAACTCTCCAGTTCTCCGAAGTCCTCCAGACTTCCGCTGATGCCAATAATGCTGGTGTTGGTGAACTCTTTGGCCACGGCATCGGTGCTATGCGTACAGGACGGCATCGTTACTACTGTTGGGAACACGGCCTTATGATATCGTTCCTGATTGTTCGCCCGCAGGCTGTGTACACTCAGGGCATTGAGCGTTTCTGGACTCGCCAGACCCGGTATGACTACTGGAACCCGGAATTCCAGCATATCAGTCAGCAAGAAGTCTATCAGCGAGAGGTTTATGCTGACGGTACGGAAGCCGACAATAATGTTTGGGGCTATCAGAATCGTTATGATGAATACCGGCGCGGCAAGAACCACGTTACAGGAGAGTTTCGCACTACTCTCAATTACTGGAACATGGCGCGTGAATTTGAAAATGCGCCCTCTCTCAATGCCGAGTTCGTCACCTGCAATCCCACAGACCGGATATATCAGCTTTCGGCGGAACTCTCCGACCAGCTCTATGTCATGGTGCAGAATGATATGATTGCGAAACGTCTCATGTCCCGACATGGCAATCCCATATAAGGAGGTTATTATGCGTTCCAAGCTCACCGTTCGCGGCTCTGAAAAGTTTGTCCAGCCGCCACTCTCTAAAGCAGTGAAATTCAAGCGGCCCGAGTCCATGGTTGACGTGCAGCGCCGCGCTCTCCTCCAGATGCGTGAGGAGGAAGAGGCGCGGATAAAGACGGAAGAGGAATTCAAGCGTGATTTCCTTGACTTCTCTTACATCACCGGAGTTGATGATTATGGCCTTCCCCTTTCGACGCCCTACAGCGTACCGGAGACCGTGCCGGATGTGTACATCCCTGAGACTCCGCAGGCAGAAACTCAGCCGGAAACGGCAGAAAAAGGCTCGCTGAGCAAGGGCGATTCCGGCACGGAATCGCCCGGCGGAAGCGAGTAAAAAGACGGTTAGCACAGTGCTCCTGTCCTTGTTGTGCACTGTGCTAACTGACAGGAGACTTTTTCATGGCAAAAAGGCGACGTGAAAGAAAAGTTGAACATCCCTCCCCTTCCCCGGTTTCCCGGCCTCCTCAGCCCTCAATTTCTCCTGACCGTATCGAAAATCAAATGCGCGGCCTTCTTGAGGCCGCTCGCGCCCCTCGTGCGCGGCGTTTTGTTACACCGTCAAAGGTGCAATCTCGGATAAACGAGATTATAAAAAGTGAGGTTTTTCATGCGCAAGCGTCTGGAAGACAGTTACGTATTCATAAAAGGTCGTCCGGTGAGGTGCAGCGTATTCCTTCAGGACGGAACCCGCTTCATAAGTCTGAGATGTTGCGAAGAAACTTGCCGAAACAAGTGCGTGATATCCTGCTCGATTCCGAGCGCGCACTTGAGTGTGTCCGTCGAGAAACTCGCCGTGAAGTTCTCTTCTCTATGCGACGAACTGGCAAAGGCGGAAAAAATAATCGACAAGCCAAATGGACAGCTAACTCTTATATCTCGTGCAAGAGGTGAGTGATGGGCCTCTTCGGAAGTATCGGTAATGCTATCGGCGGTATCGTTGGCGGTGTCGGTAATATCGTTGGCGGTATTTTGGGCAATAAGTCTGAGAGTGCCGCCAATAGTGCAAATATGGGGTTCGCCCGTGAGCAGTTTGAATACCAGAAGGAACTCCACAAGAACCAGCTCCAATGGCGTGTTGAAGACGCCAAGAAAGCAGGTCTTCACCCCATGGCTGCGCTCGGCCTCCAGAGTTCCAGTTTCTCGCCCGTTTCTTCCAATATGCAGGCCAATGACTACTCTTGGATTGGCGACCTTGGCCAGTCTGCCGGTTATGCCGCTATGAAGGGCAAGGACAAGGAACAGCAGTCGCAAGCCCAAGGACTCCTTATGCGTCAGGGTGAGTTGCAGGCGGATAACCTCAACCTTCAGAATGAAGGCTTGAAGCTGGATAATGAGTTTCGGCGTTTCCAGTTGCAACAAGCCGTTGTTGGTGCTACTAATCAGGCACTTTCAAGCCCGGCTAATGCATCCTTCCGTAAACGCTTGATTGATGGTCAAGGAGATTCCCCTAGTGTTGGTTCTGGCTCTGATAATAACGATGGTTCTTACAGTGGCCCTACCGTTCCACTTCTCACGTTATCGAGAACCGGGAACACTCTTCTTGATATTATTAATCCTGACATTGCAGACTCTGTTACTGAAAGTTCTTATCGTAACGGAGTAGCGGCTATCGCTCCTGAGTGGAATATCGCTCAAGGATATTTGAAACCCCCTGTTGAGTACCTTACCCCCTTGGAACAAGCTAAGGTCAGAAAAGGCGAATTGGAGCTTACTCGGTTCCCCGGTGGATGGGCTCTTCGTGACACGAAAACCCAGAAAATTAGGAAGCGTGTAAAGGCTCTCCGGCAGAAGGATAATAAAAAGCCTTCATGGTCTCGCCGTTTGGATAAAGCCTTTTTTGATTGGCTTAATAGAACATTTTAAATCAAAAGTTTATCCTGGTACAACGAAAAATCAATTTTTGGTTTATCCAGGCATAACCCCTGCCCCGCTCCGGCGGGGCTTTTTTTAAAAAATTAACTTTACATACATTATGAGACATTTAAATTGCCGGTAAAATAGGGGCGAACAATACAATATTATATTTAAATTCAATGTGTTATATGGGTGATCGGAGCGGCTTTCGAAAGTTGTCGATAGCCGTATAGGCGACGGGTTTCGATTTTTCATGAGAGAAACATCGAAAGGAAGATTATTCAACGCCACTATCCCGATGCTACTGAGCCATGGTGTACGTCTTGCATGATAACTTGTCGGGGCATGGCCGGCGAAGGTTCTTCTCACGAAAAAACTTCAAGTATTACATAAAAAATATCCTGGGGTATTACGCTTCATCTCGCGTGGCTTCGCCGTTCTCGACCGCGCTTTGCGAGACATTTGGCCGCTCCTCGTCCCCCCCCCTTCCATGCCGCGCATTACCTTACCCGTCTCTGCTTTGCGGCTTCCTCCCGGGCGGAAGGCTCCAGCCTTGCGCCTGAAAGGCGCTTGACGTATTCTGCACCATAAATACGATAATCGCGGCAAGGCGAAGATTGCCGTGGAGCATTTTTATGGGGGCATCATGA